TTCACCTTCCTCCTCCACAATGGTGTCATCAGTCTGGAGTTCAACTTTCAGAGTATCTTCTCCATTTTGACCTTCGGGAGGATTCTGCATGGTTTCGGAAACTTCATTGATGCTTTGGATCAGCTGATTGCACTTATCGAAAATCAAAACGACTTTCGCGGCATTGGAAACGCCGGTGACAGTCATCCCATCCGCCGCTTCACGAATTTTCATGATTTCGACACCGAAATCGTATAGACTCAACATGTATTATCCTCCTTAATTATATCCGGTATTGCCAGAAATACTGACAGTTTTGGCAGAATAGTTATATACGCCACCGGTATTATTACCAGCCTTAAAGGAACTGCTCGTAGTGTGCATATGACCCCAGGCCAGCGAAGTAGATCCGCTAAAACTATGCCTATGAGACGATGGAGTAAAGGTGGAAGGCTTTCCGGTAATCGAACTCCAGGAGTGACTATGAGAACTGGAGGCGTACCCGGAATGGGTATGATCTGCCTTAGCATAAGATTTCAGCTGCTCGGTCACCCAAGCTTGTGTTGCAAATGCTTTAGTAGTCTCGCACCATCTCTGCGTGGCAACAGTCCAGCCGCCAAAATACATATTACCCGTAGCAGAAAGCGTACCAACCCGAATGGTATCTGGTAAACTGGTCAGATACTTTTTATTCTCTACCCATGCCTGCGTTGCATAATCGCCCAGCTTGGTATTCGTCCACTCCTGTGTGGCAACGGTTTTACCACCAAGGGTCATATCCTTGGACGCCCGAATATAGGGAGCATACACACCGACATCCAAGGTCAACATCTTTGCAGTCAACCAGGAAATATCCGCATGGGATGCTTCAATCTTCTTTGCCACGATCGATTCGATTTCAGCCTTAACGGCTTCCATCGTAATGATCTTGGCTTCGGCAGCTTCGATCTTACCGGTCACGGAAAGAATCTCAGAGTCAACATAAGTCTTATTGGCTTTCAGTTTGATACTGGATTCATTTGCATTGGCCTTTGTTTCGATCGATGCAATCTTGGTTCCCTGAGCGCTGTTATGGCTGGCTTCCAGCTTAATCTGTGCCTCAAGATCATTAGCAACCTGCTGAATGCTGGTTTTGGTTGTAGTGATCTGACTATCCAGCGATTTCTTATGCTCTGCTTCCAGCTTGATCTGCGCCTGCAAATCATTGGAAAGCTGGGTGATGTTCGTTCTGGATTCGGTCATTTGACCATCAAGCTTCTTGATGCTCTCAGTATTGCCCGCGATCTTGGATTCCTGATCATTAGTGACGATCGTCAACTGCGCATAATGCGAAGACTCCAGATCAGCCAACGTCTGGTGCTGAGAAGCAACCAGATCTATGCGAGCGCCGAGCTCATTGTTGAGCAAGTCAATGTATGCAGACTGTTCCTTCTGAACCTGGCCCATATCATCAAACTCTTTGCGCAGAGTTTTGATGTTGATGTTGCCGGTCGGAGCATCAAGCGAAATACCGCAGGAGGACTCAAGCGTTTGCCGGTCCTGATTGTATTTCTTGTAGAGTGTTCCAAGGTCGATATGGGCGGCTTCTTTGTCCACATTGATCCATGCGTCAAAGAATTCATCCAGCTTCTTCTGCGCTTCTTCGGAAGCGGCATCACCGGCGCCACCACCGCCACCGCCTCCTCCTCCGCCACCATGGCTCTGCTCGCTGTCCTGCTTTGCTTTATCTTTGCGATAACGTTCGGTCAGGCTCTGCTTCGGAGTGCCAAAGGTATAGGTGTTATTGGCGGGATTCTCCATGTCGTACTCAATCTTGGTACAGGTCAGCGTATCGAGCATGTCGTGAGGAACGGACATAACATGAACCTTATCCCCCACAAAGATCGGGCTGGCATTCGGATCGACCAGGTGCATGTCCACCGCTTTCACGGTGATCGTCACCGGTACATTCACGTTGCTCGCCAGGAACCGCTGACCATTCTCAAGAAGCGTGTTTGGGTCATTCACGCTGTCGAAGACATGGGTCTTGACAATGCGGCCATAACGGGCTACCGCAGCGGCATCCACCAGCTCATCACTACCGTTGTTTACGGATTCGATGGTCAGGTTCTCATCGCCAAGCGGGATCAGCACTGTGAACACATCCTCAGCCGACACCTCTTCGGTCAAATCCAGAAGATTCTTGCCGAATTCGATGTCCTGAGTGGCAGTCGTACCATAATCGGCCAGCAAGTCAACATAGGTAACTTCATTTTGACGGCGAGTACGAAGATAGCCGCCGGTGTAGTCGATCAGACAGGTTTCGATGAAATCGAAGGTGTTCTGCCATTCGTCCGCAATGGAATTGATAGCGATCTGCTTATAATCGAACTTGCCGGTTTCGACATCCTGGATGTCATCTGACTTACCAGTCAGCAGCACGTCCCGATCTTCCACGGTAATGTTGCCAACGGTGAATCGCTTGGATGCTTCCACTCTGGCGTTATGCGCGGCGATGATCTTACGGAACAGTGCGTGCGCTTTGCCGTCATACTTCTCAGCTTTCTGAACGCTATCAACCAGATAGGCCAGATCGCCTTCACAGTAGATAGTCCGGACATTATTGAAATTCCGGTTGTTGGTAAGCACGCGACCACGGAAGATCTCAATGTCGTCCATTTCCACAGTGATCGTGGTCGTCAGCTGCGGAAGAGCATTGTAGTATTTATTGCTCGGAGGAATCTGGAACTGGAGCGAACCAGCTTTGCCCATCTCCAGCGTGAGCTTGGGACTAAACAGCGAAAGCGTGTTGTCCATCGGCTGATAAATGGACTTGCCATTGGCGTAGATGTAGAACATTTACAACCGACCTCCAGTATTCTCAATGGTAATAGTTCCTTGACCATAAAAGATCAGCGTGTTATCGCCGCTGTGCAGCACGATGTTGGGATTGGTATTCGCTCCCTTGGAGAGGCTGTAGGTGGTTCCCTCGTAGTTCACGCTCATGCCGGAAGCAGAGCAAATGATAACAGGGATAGAATCCATCATGTCGCCTTCCACTACCACAGTCAGCGATGTGAGAACAGACAAGTTCTTGTAGTTGCGGATGATTCCCGTTTCAAAATTAAACGGGTCCCACAGCCAATCTGAACCGGTATTGTTGATTTCCTTCTTGTAAGGACCGACGTTATAGTCGATAACGATCTGCGACCAATCCTTGTCGGACTTCCACTGGTTGACAGAGAAACGCCCTTCATAGTAATAAGCCGGGTCATCCTCCAGAATGGCCTTGAATTCCTGGCCATGGAGATAGACCATGATCTCGCTATAAAGCGCCGACCAATCCTTGAACCCATTCTGGACATAGAAAGTCCAGGAGCCGGTTCGGTTGTTATAGGTGGGACGCCCAGCGAGGGCGGTGGTCAGATCGAGCACACCGTCCCCGCCAGGGATGTTCACCATGTTAGTTTTTACGGTAGGCGGATTAAAAAGAGGACGAGTGGCGGGAATTAAATGCCAATCGTCCCAGGTGTTTTTGTTACCGATTGTGATCGAGTGGTACATTTAACCCCTCCTTTCAGGCATAGAAAAAGCCCTCGCGTATTTCAGCGAGGGCCATTGTCGTAATTTATTCAGTTAGTCATCGTCAGAATCATCTTTGTCGTGAAATGGATTGACGCCCATTTTAGCACAACAGAAGATCATCAAAACAATGCACGCGATATCATCCAGAATTCCGGGCCATAGATCAATAGGCGATAACACATAGATTATCCCTATCACAAGGACGAGACAACCCACTTTTGTAACCTCCTATATCACGGTGCCCATTCAGGTGTCGCAACAGCTTCGAGATGAGCGGTCTGGATGCCATCCAGACTAAGAACAGAGTCTTCTTCCAGATTCAAATAGAAAGACTCGTTGATCTTGATTTGCTCAAAAACCGATTCATGGCTATTGTCTGGCCAAGTAATCTCGATCGTCACATATTTGGCTGACGGCATATCAGCATAAAGCACATACGTTCCGGGTTTGATGTCTTCCCCGACAACATACTTTCCACTGTAAATAGCCGTGGTCTCTCCAAGCAGGCGAGATGAGATTTCCGAGTTCAACGCAACCCGTAAAGCGAAAAGCTCATCCATCGACATAGATGATAAATCCATGCTCTCAGCGAATGCCGGAGTGACAAACATGGCTAAAACCAGAAAGATTCCTAAAAACTTCTTCACGACTTTTCCTCCTTCTGGGGAAGGGTATGCGAATACAGCTTTGTGTATTATACCACATACCCCCCCCCCCGCAAATTAAATTTCTGTTACAATTTGTTACAGAATAATTAACTTTTCAAAGGAGGCGATCGTTTTCTCACAAGAACTTCTTCATCTGTCAGTTACCCCTTCCTCGTCTCATTGCGAGCGTACCAAGTTCGTTGTCCATCTTGGCAGAAGTGCCACCGACAAGAGCACCGGTATCGAGCACCAGCTTCATGTTGGTCACAGCTTCGCCAAGCTCTTCGATCTTTGTCTGCAATCCTTCCAGATTGGAGACGATGTTCTTATCGGTAATAGTGCCGGTGATTCGTCCGCCATCCAGGTTCAACTGATTGATCCCTCTGGACAAGTTCATGCCACGGAAGAGACCAATCGCCTGCATGTTGTTCGGATTGAACATTCCATTGATGGCGCTTACACCATTTTGAATGTTCGTCAGATCCATTACCGGACGAATCGTAGGATTCGGGTCGAGATTGTCAAAGATGCTTCCATCGACGCCGCGAAGCATTGTGGAAGCGGAATCCACGACTTTCTTGCCCATGTCAACAGCGCTTCCGCTGACAACCTTGGCGTAATTGTCAAGGCCGCCTGCAATACCCAGATCGAAATACATACCCAAGTCCTCACCAACCTTGGAAGGCGAGTTTACAGACCAGGTCATGCGAATCGACCGAATGGCTCCGGCAGCCACGTTTACGGCAGACTGTCTGACAGTGGAAGCCATGCTGCTGATACCTGCCCCAAGACCAGCCGCAAGATACTGACCGGAGGAATACCAGGTCTTATAGGTACCCTCGGCAGCAGTTGTGCCCTGTCCGGAAAGGCTGGTAATAGAGGTTGTAATGGATGTGAGAGCCGCTGCGCCGCCAATCCCCTCAGTGAGGCTATTGATAAACGCTTTCGCCGACTCCATACCTTCAGTATCGAACTCCGGAATGGTGATCTGCGAGAAATTATTTAGCAACTCCTGGATAGGATCAATGCTCAGGTCGGGAATGGAATTAGCAGTCTCCAGTGCCATAACGATTGTATTGATAACGCTGGCTGCGGTGTTCAAATCCTCAAGTGAGATATTGCCCATCCCTTCGGAGAAGGCGGCCATGGAATAACCGCATTCCTCAACCACACCGAGAAGCTGATACATTATACCAGTCTGCATGTTGCCGGAACCGGTCAGATCATTGTTGAAAGTGCGGAAGGCCTCAAACAGCTGCCTTGCACTTTCAAACTGGGTCATCGCAACGTCCGCTCCAGAAATACCATCGGTAAACGTCTTAAACTTTGTACCGAAGGCGGCCATCTCGCCAGCAACTTTTGTTAAGGTGGCGAATTTACTTCCGCTTCCGAAAGTCTCGCCGAACCAATCCCAAATAGCGCCGCTGGATTCAAGTCCCTCGATAAAGGTCTGCATAACGCCGAAAATTTCAGTAGCATAGTTGACCTTTTCAGAACTGACATTCTCGACAGAGGTGGCAAAAGCTTTCAGATCATCTCCAAGCTTCTTCATCGAGCTCGTATAGGTCAGCAGTGTATTGAACTTGCTTCCCTCGCCAAATACCTGATTCAACGTATCCCAAATGCTTCCGCTCGGGTCCAGTCCTTCAGCGAAGTCCTGAATAACCTGCAAAGCACTCACGGTAGCATTATTATCATCGGTATTTACGCCTTGAATGTCCTTCATATACGAAGCAACTGCCTCGCCAAGCACCTTGATGTTTCCTGCAAACTGACCAAGATCCTTAGAGCCCAGAATTGTGTCAGCTAAACCGCCTTGCGCTTCCAGGGTCTTTTCAAACTCAGAAAGCGTTTTGGCGACGGCGATCACAGCATCGAGCTTGGCATTGTCAGTCTTAGGATCATACTCAAGCTGCTTTACCTGGCTGATGAAGCTGTTTACACCCGCAGCAAAGTCGGGTACCTCATCGCCAAAATTGGACAGAGATTTCACGCCGAGAATCGCATCTTCCAAGCCTCCCTGCCCTTCAAGGTTTTTCTCCAATTCGGACAGGGAAGTGGCGATTGCGATAACAGCATTCAGTTTCTCATCATCAGCCTTAGGATCATATACAATAGCCTTGACTTCAGTAATGAATCCATTTAGGCCGCCTGCGAAACTCGGAATTTCATCGCCGAAATTAGACAGGGATTTCACGCCGAGAATTGCATCTTCCAAACCGCCCTGCCCTTCAAGGTTTTTCTCCAATTCAGCCAGAGAGGTAGCGATGGCAATAACAGCTGTCATCTTTTCGCCATCCGCCTTGGGATCGTAGCTGATCGCCTTGACCTCGGTGATAAAAGCGTTCAGGCCAGTAGCGAACGGAGTGAACCCTTCACTGAATGTCGCGAGAGACTGGACGCCAACGATCGCGTCTTCCAATCCGCCCTGACCCTCCAGATTGGATTCCAGAGTTGCCAGGCCGGTAGCAACCGCGATCAAAGCATCGACCTTCTTTTGGTTGAATTTATCATCATCGATCGCGGAAATCTCCAAAGCAAAAGATGTCAGTCCACTGCCAAGGGATTTGATATTATCGCCAAAGGTGCCCATATCTCCAATGCCAGTCAACAGTGTCATTACGCCGCCAGTGGCGGGGATTTTCTTTGCAACGTCGGCAAGGGCGCTTGCGACAGCGATCGAACGATCCAGAATAGCCTGCGGAACGATGGCCAAAGGCAGCACAGAAAGCGCGTAAGCCGAAAGCCCTTGTCCCAGGGTTACGAGATCTTTAGAGAATTTAGTTACGGGATTATCGCCAGCAAACAGCGATACAAGCGCAGATACAAATTCCGCGCCAGCGATCTTGATGATTGCCGCGGTAAGATTGCCGACGCCGGTAGCGGCGCTGGTATCGACGGACTTCGCTCCTTCGATAAATCCCTTGGAGTTTTCCATAAAGGCAGACAGATCGGAGCCAAGTTGAGGAAGATTCAATCCTTCCACAATACCGGCGCCAATGCCGCCTACGAATTTACCGATAGCTCGTCCGATTTGACCAAGAACATTTCCGCCGCCTTCCAGGAAGTCCGTCATGCCTTGCCACTGCGATTGCAGATAGCCAAGACCGACAACCAAAGTGCCAAGACCAACCACCAGAATTGCCATATTGGCAACGCCTTTCAGCGCACCGACAATCGGAATTGTACTGAGCACTTTCAGCGCAATGGACATTGAAGTCATCATCGCGGCGAAGGACGCGGAGAATTTCAACATATCATTGGTATTGGAACCATCAATGCGCTTGAATGCCTCTGTAAACATGAGCAGGCTTCCGGCCATGGTAACCAGAAGGATCAAAGCGCTGCCGAGATTGACACTGCTGGATAGCTTCAGCATCGCCCCGAAAGCAAGCATGATGCTGCCAAGACCGATCACGCCTTTGGCAATGGTCTTCGTATCCAGCTTGCCCATTCTCTTGACCGCCGTAACCATCAGATTGATACCAATAGCCATAGCGATCATACCTGCCACTTTCTTTCCGGACACACGTTTTGTAAACGCGGCCATTTCCAGCAGCAGCACTTCCATAGCGATCAGGCTCTTAGCCATACTACCAACGTTGAGCTTCGACAGGCTCTTGATGGCGATGACAAGGAGATTAACTGCAATCCCAAGTCCGATAAAACCGGCTTGTTTTCCGTTAAAGTCCTTACCCATCATCCTGGAGAAGAGAGCGAGCTCGGCCAGAATGAGGCCAACGCCAATGATTCCTTTCAAGGCATCGGCAGTCTTCATAGCGCTCAGAAGCTTGATCGGGATAACCAAAAGCAGGATCGCTGCGGATGCTTTCAGAACCGAACCGCCATCAAGATCCATCTTGCTGAACAAGGCGGATACAATCAGAAGCTCAGTCGCCAGAAGCGTCAGTAAGCCCATCCCCTTCATAATACTCTTATTATCCATCTTCGCGAGAACGTAGATGGATGCCACAAGAATTCCAATCGAGGCGGCGATTTTCAGAAGCGTATCCGAGATGGGGCTCTTATTCTTGCCGTTGATGAATAGACCGTCCTTTGTCAGGGACGCGCCATTCTTGGCAATATCTTTTACGGTCTTAGTGAGATTCTTGAACGAATCGGCGATCTTTCCGATCTTGCTGAAATTACGAACGGCTTTCAGAATTTCAACAAAGGTCGCAACGCCGAGAACCGTCTTCAGAACTTTACCCCAATCAACAGCCTTCACCTTTTCCAGAATAGAAGAGGCGTCCAGCTTCTTGGAATTAAAGAAATCGGGAATGGTCTTTGTGAAGAAATTGGAGAGGAATTCCTTGATCTTGGACCAGGCGTTAGTAACGGCAGTCTTTACAGTCCCGAACCAATCAGAAAAAGCGGAACCAAAAGCCGATAGGCGAGCCTTTAGCCGCGCCCACAGACTTTCTTCACCACTCACGTCTTTATTGAAGAAGTTGGACAGGGCTTCCTTCAACCGTTTGCCGAAATCTCCAAGGCCATTGATGACGGGCTCAAAGAATCGCTTCACGTTGTCCCAAGTCTTGCGCAGTACATCGGATGTCTTGACATACTCTACAATACACTTAACCCAATCCTTAACCTTCGCAATAGCATCCGGGATCTTGCCGACAAAATCACTGATGCCCTGACCGATCTTTGTCAGGATACCGGAACTCTTGACCTTTCCCCAGAGCTTGCCAATCCAGGTAGAAACCTGCTTCAGAGCATTGACAACCACGCCTCGAACGGTCGTGATGACAGAGCCAATCCTCTGAAGGAACTTCTGAAGTCCCTCGGATGTTTTGATCGATTCTTTTGCTTTTACAAGCCAATCACCAATCCCTGCGGCAAACTCAAGAATGCCACCGGCAGCTGGCTTACCAAGACCGACCAACTTCTTGAATCCATCCCACACATAGCCGATTGCGGTCTTTGCGATATCGAAGGCGGCAGCAATACCGGCCACGATGCGCCGGATTTTATCCATGCCTTCAGAATTTTCAGTCCAGGCCTTGAAGTTTGCCGTAGCCTGCTGAATCCGCTGGGTGAAATTCAAAAGCGTCTGACTTGTTGCAGGCGGAAAGACTTTCTGAAACTCTTCCCGGATCATATCGATCATGTTCTTGATGCCATAGGTAAGGTTCCAGAAAGCGCCAAGCGGCCCTTTCTCCGGATCGTTATTCCACAGCATATCCCGTCCGCCCGCATCATGCCATTCTTTCATGATCTTATTGCGGGCTTCAGAAGAACTATCGATGATTTTGCCGAAGAAATCGCTGATCCCAGTCAGCATTTCTTTGGCTTCCTCAAAGTCGCCGATGATGTATTCCCAGGTTTGCGTCCAACCGGATTGAGCGGCTTCCTTTAAGGTATCAAATAGCTGTGTAAAGGTTTTTACTTTGGTTGCGGCTTCTGTCGCATCTTTGGCAAGCTGAATAATCTCTTCCGCCTCTTCAGGAGTATATCCCTGCGCCAGCAATTCGCCTTTCTTGAGCTCCATGGCCTTGAGAACGCCCTCTTCCATGTTGGCTGCCGTGTAGCCCATGTCTTTGGCGATCTGCTCAAAGTCCCAGGAGAATTGTTCAAGTGTCGCAGTCAGAATATCAGAAGTCAGCCAACCTTTGGAGAGGCTATCTCTGAACGATCCTTCCTCTGCGATGATTTCGTCGACTGTGCGCTTTACAGTTTTCTTCACTTTCTTGCCCGCGGCATCAGTTTCAGTCACTGTAACGTCAATCGTTTTGCCCATCGCTTTCGCAGTACGGACAAGTGCTTTCTGGAATACCTCGCCACCCATACCAGCGTTCACAACAGAGTTCCAGTCCATCAGTCTCACAGTGCCGGTAGAAATAGCCTGTGAAAGCTGATACATGGCGCGACTGGCCTGTTCGCTGGTCGAGCCGGAAACAGCTGCCAGATTCGCGATACCCTGAATAGATTGCACGGCAGTATCCAGTTCAACACCGGCAGCAGTAAATGTACCGATGTTGCGAGTCATCTCCGTGAAATTATAAATGGTTTTATCAGCATAATGGTTCAGCTGATCCAATCTATCGTTCACAATCTCCAAACGCTCGGCATCAGACAGACCCTGCTTGGTCATCTTATCGCGAGTGTTGGAAAGGATTGTCTGAATCGCACCAATTTGGGTTTCGTATTCCTGCATACCAGTCGAAATCGGCTCGATGGTAAGAGATTCTACGAAACCCTTCATCTTGTTAAGGGCGTTAAAGGCAGCGTCGCCGATACGACGAAGAACCTGATCGCCGATCGTTCCCATAATTGAGAACTTACTGGTTACAGCTTCGGCCGCCTGCACCATGCCGTCAAGGCTAAATTTTTGTCCAGCCCGTTCAAGAGCGCTGAGACCCTTGGCAGATTCTTCCAAGTTAAGACTTTTCTTCAACTTGTCCAGCGACTTCACGCTGTCCTGAACATTATTCTCAAAGTCCTTGTTGTCGAATTGCATTTCAACAACGCGACGGTCGATAGTGTTGCTCACGTTGACGTTACCTCCTTCCATGCTTCATCGGCAATCTGATCGAAAATCGGGCGGATAGCAGGATTGATATAATCGATTCCCTGAACATATCCGCCTGTTCCGGTGCCGTGACCGTATTGCAGGATAACGGCAATGTTTACGCCCTTGTTGATATTGGAATTTGTCCAATAAATAGAATAGCCGCCATCAGTTTGAATGATCTCATAACTCCAGGCGGCTGCGGTTGCTCCTGATTCTACAGGAGTAGCGGAGGCGAGAGCTTCGACTCCGGCTTGCCCATACTTCTTCAAAGTATTAAGATACGATCGCTCTCGGGCTTTCTTAAAGAAATGCTCCGTGTGCTTGAAATCGCCTTTATGCTTAAACCGAATCATTTGCTCCCGCCTCCTTTCTCTGATTAACCCGTAGAATGAAGCTTTTCACGACGGGCCTTATTAAGGGCAGCACGCTGCTCAAGCATTGCTCGATTCGGCCCCCTGCTATGCTTCTTGGTAGGTGTATTCTTGATATTGCACACACGAACCAGGGTCAACAGCTTATTAAGATGCCATTTCTGGCATTCAAAAGGGATATTCAGAGAAATCATCCAATAATAGATGATCTCTGCGGTGATAACCTCACGGTTAAACTTCTTATTATCTTTATCATTGAACCATGTAGCTGTCATTGGCGCTTCAATGTATTTATTCACAGCCTCAAAATTCTTATTGGTAAGGCCTTGGTACACAAGCGGATCAACGTTTTGCGTGATTGTCATGCAGCGTACATAGTCAATGCATTGCTCCATCGTTTTGGGTTCTTTCCCCAAAAACGGCTTGTTCCACTTTTCCTCCCATTTTGACAGCGAAACCAAAGAGTGCTCAAGCTGCAAGGTCGTTGTCTTAGTATTCCCGAACATATTGGTTTTCGCGTCATAGTATTCGTATCCGGGCACAGTCAGCTTCAGCATTCTGTGTCGCCGCCTTTATTCCACAGGAACCAGAGTGGGCGGATTGATAGGCTTGTCGCCGACTTCCGCGTTCCACTTGGGAGGCAGGATGCCGTTGAAGAAAGCCGAAGCAGCCTTGGAGTCGGTGCACAGCTCCATGAAGAACTTGTTGTAGGCCTCGGTCTGCATGAACTTTCTGGTAAGTTCAGGAGACTTGACGAACTCACGGCCATCCGGAGACTTTTCACCGTAGGCTTCGCGAATCAGGTCCTCAAAGGTATCGATAATCTGCTGACCATCGATCTTCTTCACGATGCGCTGCATCATGGCCGTCAGGCCGCCGGGAACACGCAATTCCATCTTGGTCACTTCGGATTCGTTCAGGTTGAAGTAGAAATCTTCTTCACGATCAATACCGTTGTAATCGGTAAAGGCGATAGTCTTCTTATACATTTTTCATTTCTCCTTTCAAATAAAGAACGGGTGGCGTCCCCTCCGGCGTCACCCAATGGTGTATCCCTCCGGCTCTATCGCCGGCTCAACCGTTTACTGTGATCTGAGATCAGGTGACAGCCTGAAGGGCGGTCAGGATCTCGTTGGGGGTGGGCAGACGGGAAGCGGCAGTGGTGGAACCATACAGGATGTTCTCCAAAGCAGTCATCTTCGCGGCGCCCAGCTTGGTGGAGTCAAACTCCAGCTTGGCAGTGGGCTTGTAGCCGGTCATGGGAACGGGAGTGCCTTCGGCGTCCCAGCTGAAAGTCTGGGCATCGGGAGAATCGTTCACGGTGTCATGAGACTTCTCGGTGGGAGAAGCGCTCAGACCATAAGCGACATGCAGCTTATAGCCCAGAGTATCAGTATTGGCATTACCGATCTCAGTACGCCAGCACAGGCCGAACTTCTTGCGGGGCTGCTGGCCAACATACATACCCTCAATCGGGGTCGCGGAGCCGTCGCAGGCCGCGAACTCGGGCGGATACATATAGGCCTCGATGCTGTTGTGGTACTCTTCCGCGCCGCGGATACCAGCATACTCGATGCCATCGGCCCACAGCTTGGTGATGTCAGCACCTTCGGGGTTGTCGGTCACGTTGATAAGACCATTCCAGGCCTTACCCTCGGCATAAGCGCCGGAGTCTTCCATGGGGAACAGAACGCCCTTGGATACGCCATACTCATAGAGCCTGTTTTCGGCCTCATCCCAGGTGATAGGAGCGGTAGTAGGCATGATTTAGTCCTCCTTTATTTTTTAGTAGTAGAGTGTAAATACATCATGGTGAAGATTGTCGTTCACAAAATGCCGATCATGACGGCAAGATGGAAATGCGGCAATCCGATCTGGAATTTCAGATTCCGGGTCCTTGTCGATGACGGTAACGGAGTACCGTTTGCGATGCAGATAGGGCTTGTTACTGGCGTGATCGCTCTCGATGCGTTCCCTCTCATACACAATGCAGGGATAGGACATCTTGAATCCTTCAGGCGGTTGGAAGTAGACATTCCTGGAACCAACCGCAGCTTCCAGCAATGCTTGAAGATCAACTCGTTGGCCCATTGTACACACCTCCAATCGTCAAGATCAGGCGAGGGCTCTGGACTTCCACATTTGTGACCTTCCAGAGCGCGCCCATCCACCTGACAAAACGAATGGCAAAGAAGTGCTGTTGGGCATACGGGTCGGCGACAATGCTCAGTTTGTTGTTCAGCGTCACATCGTCATTGATGCTTTGCCCAGGTTCGAGCTTCCGGATATTGGGAAGGACATCGCCGTAGTGATTACGCTCAGTGATGATCTCTTCCCAAATACCCGGCCTCGTTTCCTGCGTTTCAGCAAAGCCTACCTGTCCATAAAACTTTGCCATTTTGACGGTTCACTCCAATCAGTCGCCAGTCACTTCGGTCTCCAGCGCAATGGCGGAGAAGGGACGGGTCAGAGAGCCGGAGCAGCGGGTCTCCAGCAGGCTGACTTCCTGATTGAAGTTGATGTCGAACTGCTGGAAGTGGGTGATCTCGCCGCCCTTGGTAGCACCCAGGCTATAGTCGGCGAAGTTCACCAGCAGACCAAGCAGCTCGAATTCCTTCTCAGTGCCTTTCACAGTGGCAGTACGGGTCTTACCCTCGAACTGCTCAGCAGTGATGATCTCATTGACATTCAGCGCAGCCTTCAGCTCGTTGACGTTGTCATAGATCCGGCGGCCATTCAGGTCGCGGGCCAGCAGCATCACGTTCACCAGGTGAGGAGTGCACAGGAAGTCGGGATTGCCGGAACCCTTATACTTCTCGCGGGCATACAGCAGGGTCTGGATGATCGCTTCGGCATACACATAGTTCTCACCGAAGTTGGCGGTGGAATTGGTGCCGGTCAGCTCGGTGCGCATAGCCGCAATGTCCACAGTCTTGTGCATGCAGTACATTTCATCATCCAGCCAGATCGGACGGATCTTAGTGGGGTCGATGGCTCCGGTACCGCTGCGGCCATCGCCGATGGTGATCTGACGGGCCAGTTCCTCGTTCAGGTTCATACGATCCAGGTTGTACATGTAGGCGACGATGTCGAAATCGGTGATATCGATGATGTCGTCACGATCCAGCTTGGAGCGGATGTAAACCGTCACGGGGTCGGTGGTACGGTTGAGAATTTCGATGTTGCCGGCATCAGTCTTCTGGGTGCCCTTGGTGTAGCCCTTGGCACGGCGAGTGGAGATGTCACGGACATCGGCCTGGCGGGTGCGGATGCGGCTGATGGGGCTCTTGTGAACCTTCGCCAGCACCTTGCCGATCCAGCCCTGATCGGTGGTCAGCAGTTCCGGAGCGCCGGGCTTGAGGTCCTTGTACTCCGGGAACAGCTGGGCGATATTCTTGACGCCAAGATCATTGTCGCCGTCGGCATGGGCCAGAGTGCTCTTCTTCTCATCGATGTAGGCAGCATAAGCGGCCTTCAGAGAACCACCACCGTAGCTCTTCGCCAGCTCGACGATCGCAGCGCCATCAGCATGGCTCAGCACGGATTCCTTGTTCTCAGTGCCCTGATCAAACACATTGTGCTTCATTTCGTTTTCCTCCTCTTTCTTCTCCTCATCGGAGTTGTCGTTGGATTCTTCATCCTCATTTTTCTTGATGGCTTCTTCAAGCATCGCCATCACAACAACCTGCTGTTTATCAGTCAGGGTATTAAAGACATCGAGGGCGGTCTCGCCCTTCTGCTCGCCGTCTTTCTTCTGGCCGTCATCATCAGCCTGCTTGAGCTCGCCATCTTCGGCCTGCTCAGGCTCCTTCTGATCGTCATCGGATTTCTGCTCATCTTCTTCATCAGAGTGATAAAGCTCAATGAATTCGCCGGTGAACAGAATACCCTGCTCACGATCTTCAACGACGGTGCCGTCCTCATTGTGAGCAATCACGGAGTCGATGAATGCGCCGGGATTCGCACCAGCCAGCACGAGACTAACTTCGCGAATGATGCCATGCAGCACATTCTTACCCTGTTCCTTGAGCTGGTTGGCGTAGATGGAAAGCTGATTAATATCACCGTGCAGGACCAGTTCCTTTGCGGTCTGGCCACTCTCAGTGCCATTGAAGTAGCACTCAGTGCGCATATCACCGTCTACGCTGTGAAGGATTGCATAGCCGAGAACATTCTCAGGCTCGGTATGGCGATGGTTCCACACAAGAGGAACACGTTTGCCATCACAGTCCTTAAAGGCATCCTTCATGATAACGCGGCCGTCCGAACAGCGCAGATTTGCGCGAGTCGCCCAGCCAGCGAAATCAAATTTCTTATCCATTTTGACCTGTCTCCTTTTCTTCTTTATTGGAATCACCCGGTCCTGAACCAGCCGGTAGCAGCGCCTTCTTTTCCTCAGCGGAAGCGCTCAGATTCTTATTCCTCAGCACATCGGCATTCGGATCATCGCTGGGTTTCATACCGATAACCTGTCTGATCTCATTGGAGGTCATGATTTCGTTACGAGTGAACTTATCAGCAATCTCAGCAATGTCGTTGACAGGCACCAACTTGAACGGGTCGCGGAAGAAGGTGACGGTCTGATTCTGAGAACGAGCTGTCTTACTGAGGAATTTCCGCTTCATCTCATCGGTGATAGCAGCAAGAATCGGCTCAATGGTCCGATTGTAGTAATTCAGCATCGTCTTTTCATCGGCCGATCCATCGAGAATTGCCTGAGTAATACCGAGCTGGCTGTACAGCATGTTGGTGAGATACTCAATCTGCTTCATCAGATTGTTCTCGACAGGCCGGTTCAACTGTGTAATCCGTTCTGTGCCGTCAGTATAGGCAATACCATACTTGCCCTCGGCAAGCTGAGTCTCAATGTCCTTACGCCGCGATTCTGCCTGCTGTCTACGGGCCTCCGTCTTGATGACGTAGGGAAGCTGGATGATAAGATCAAGTTTTCCGCTGCTGGTTTTCTCATCCACAACATCCAGCAGACTGAGCTTTCGGACCAGTCGCTGCATGGTGGAGTTCGGTTCATTGATAACCGCATACAATGGATTCTCAACAATCGAAACGATAGACTTCGGCAGTGTCACTTCCTCGCGGCGACCGATTTCTTCGTTATATAACTGTACCCGAACATGTTTCGGCTCCCAGCCGACGATTTTTCCGGTCCGCATAGTCAGAATCTTGACGCCTTCGCTCTCTTCAGGATCGATGTCTGTATCAACCGGCACAATGGCAACGCATCCTTCATCCAACATGCTCATTACAACATCCTGGATGAATCCACGGCCAGTCTGGTCGATATTGGCTTCCAGAGACAGGCAGTTGTTCAGACCAGACTTCATCTCCTCCAGATAGCGCCCATTCTTATCCAGCCGGACATGACGAACGTTCATAGCTGCGGCATCCATAGCAATGCGATTGTAAACGGAAGTTACAATAGAACGCTCGTTTCCTCTGCTAAATCTGGGCCGATCAGGACGATAGCCACCGGCATATGAAACACCGGTTTGAATGTAGGCAGTGGGGTCCTTGTTCTTAAAGGTGTTCCAGGCATGTTTAAGCCTGTTCATCAATGGCATATCGGTCTCCTCCTGTATAGTCAGTTTGGAAAATGGCATAAAAAAAAGACCCCAAACCATTTGGACGGTTCGGAGTCATCAGAGAGCTGTATTACACATGCTCCAGCTGATCTTCTGTACAGATGAACTGCGGAAATCTGACATCATTCCAGGCGTCCGGGTCATCGATCGGGCCTTCCTGTTCACTCTCAATCGTGTAACAGGTGGTGCCGTCCTTTGCCTGATGAACGTCGATTATTTCACCAATCACGTTCTTTCCCTTGATACGAACGCGATCGAATTCCGAGAACATGGTATTATCACTCTCCTTTACTTCTACGATCCCGATATGCGGAAGTCAGTTTCGGCTTGTCGCCTTCTTTGTCAATCTGCCAGGCAGTAGTAAATGGTTTTTTCTGAACCACGCCGAGATTCATAGAAATCCGAAACTGCTCCTGGCCTCTTTCATTCTTCCGAGTTCCAGTTCTCTTGGATAAGTCGAATCCTTCTTCGATATGCCTAAACAAAAGATCAGAATCGCTTTGCTTATAGCCAACATCAAAGAATTCCTTTGCGTGTGGCTTTTCAGGATCTAAAAAGTATTTAGCGAACTTGGCCACGGCAGCAGTAAACCCTTTGCTGCTATGGTATACGCCATCTACTATTTTAACACCTTTTTCGGCTTTTGCAACTGGCCCAGTCGCAGATGATTCATGGCCAAGCTGCTCGGGAGTGCGCCGGACACCCCATCTCTGGCCTTTGATTCCGTGGTGCCAGATAGAACCACAGTAAGAGCTGTCGAAGATGCTCAATCAAACGCCTCCCTATTGATTTTGTATGCGATGTAGGCATCCATCATAGCCGCAACAGCATCGATCTTCTGCTCGTAACGCTTCTTAACAAGCTTACGATTACCATTGGTATCCTCAACCGCGATACAGTTACCCATGGCAAAAGTCATAAGGCTCTCGTCAAACAAAAGCATCCGCTCCTCGGATAGTTTCTTTAGCTCTCCTAAAGGAACGGATTCTGTTTTTGCTCCCTGAATGACCTTCTCGATGCCAAAGGGACTATTTTCAGCTTCCCATCGAGCAATAAATTCCTTAGCGTTATAAGGATCGTAGCCGAGACAACGCACGTCATATTCCATTTCTGAGATGTGCTGGTCAAGATCCTCATAAACTGCCATCATATCGAGTACGGTGCCATCCATTACGACGAGACTGCCTTCCTCGATGAATTCCTCATACTTGATGTGCATGGCGGCTGGGAGCCGATCAAAGGTCAGTTGAGAAATGTAGTTTCTGGTCTTTACACCAAAGCAGCCATCACGCAACGGGAAGATGAATGTGAACGCACAAAAGTCGTCGCCCTGAGAAAGGTCAGCGCCAAGAGCACAAGGCATCTGCCAGTAACTACGCTTGACATGCTTCTGAATCTCTTCATAAGTGAAGAAATAGGACAGACCCTCCATCGGAATACCGAAACGCTTGGCGAGAATCTCATTCTTGTCCGCTGGCGACTTTTCAATCTTGGCTACGTCACGAGAGTAAGTCTCATAAGTGACGGTCTTTCCCAAGTTGGGATTGGCCTTGAGCCACATTGCGGGATTCTTTACCTCGTCGATAGAATCCAAACGATAGTACCAGATACTTACCCAAGGCTGTTCCAATTCTCCTTTGAGAATCTTCATCAGCTCCATCTTCATGGTGTCACCGATAGCATTTCGCACGGTTCCTTCGGAACTGATAGCGACGATCAGGTAATCATCTATTTTGGAAGAGCCTTGTTCGATGGCGTTGACGACATTTTCTCGAACATCGCAGGAAAGCCATTCATCGATGGTTGCGATCTTGGTTCGCATTGATTGCAGCTTGTCAATACTCATAGGAACAGTCTCGATATAGCTGTCAGTGAGGAAATTCTGAATTCCCTTTTTGGTACTGGCAAGCTTTACGCGATTCGCGCGAGACCCGGTAGTATTCTGCAAACTGCCCTCGGTAAGAAACTTGAATAGGGGACCACGAGCGCGAGTGATAGCGGTGCGAATTGGAGACAGAGTTTCCTCGGCCTGTCTCATGGTAAAAGCTGTCGCAATCTGATGGGTGGTACTGTTGTCGATATTCAGAAAGAAACTCTGAATGAAGCTGGCGTACATCGTCTTGGCTGCGCCTCTGGCAACGATCAGAAACTGCTTATTAGTTAGCCGTTTCTTGATTCGCTTACGGATATAGCGGATTGTACCATTCCTTCTGGGTTTTGGCACAACACGAGTTTCGTAAACATACCAACCAAAAATCTGTTCCGCCCAAAGCTTGAAGCTGTCAAGAAGTTTAACATCTGACCCATCGGTGAGCGTCAGCTCCTCCTCGCAGTATTCGATGAAACCTTTGATGGCATCATCATCATACCAAACATCAGGATCGTCAATGAGATCGTCGATTCGATGCATCTCCATTTCAATCTCGGCATTGATTGGAATCTCCCCTCGAATGACGGCATCTCGAAACTCACCATAATACTTCGGGACTGCGGTGTTAGATAGCACTATTTATCACCTCGTCCCAAGTCTCCTCATCATGCGACGGCGCTCACGAACCATATCATCACTTACGGAAGAGCCGCTACGAGATGAACTTGAAGATGGGGCAGAAGATGAACCACTACTGGAAGAAGGCGCAAGGGCGGATCTGGCTTTAGTGATCGACTGCGCACTGGCGTACCATCTGGACACTTTTTGGATAGTGTCAGCATCCATGTCGTTCACATCAGCATTCTTCCACGCATCAATGTCAAACTTGCCATCCTTATTAAAGAACTTATCAAGCGCCTTGTTTACAGCGACATCGAGCACACCGCGCCCGAATTTTTCAAAGGCATCACCAAGAGCTTTCTTAACTTTGCCAGTATTACGAGCTTTCTGACGTGCAACCAGGTTGTCATACTGCTCTTCCATATTCAATCTCTGAATACGCTGGCGAAGTTCATCATCGCTCATCACTTGAGGGCGCTTCGCGGCCTTTCCAGGTGTTTTCTTTTCAGGTGGCTTGGACGCGGCACTCTTATTCGTTTGCCCACCGGTATCAGATTTTGCTCCTGTCACATGTCCGAGCTGTGCAGGAGTACGCCGAACACCCCATTTCTGGCCCAAAATGCCATGATGTTCCAACGAATCACTCATTGTTTATACCTCCTTCCTTATGAGCATAAAAAAAAGAGCCCGGCATGAAACCGAGCCCCTAATACTTTTGGTTTACGAAAAACCTACAGCCCAATATACACTATTGTTCATTTACGGCACCCAAGAAGGTTGAATTTCAGTCAAGATTCCAGAGCAGTTCCAGATCTCAAAAATTGTTCCTTCAGAAAGAGATAGCGTTACTTGGGCGTTCAGAGAAGTATCATACAAATACCATATTGTCTTTCCAGGCCTAATTCCATCTTCTCCGAGTTCGTAAATATAAAGCGCATTACGCTGATTTCCGTCATCGTATTTTCCAGATTCGAGACATATAAAACTGAAAGTCCCAGCTTTAATATCTTTCCCTACAGTGTAGATGCCTTGTCCGATTTGACTTGCCTCTGTTAAGCCTATCCGAGAAGCCAACTCAACCTGAATCTCTCGATAAAGGTCCATTAAATCTTCGGTCGCCATTCCAGAAACATTGACTGACTCTGCGGAAGCACATGAAATACAAAGCATCATAACCAGGATAAAAAGCAACAATCTCTTCATTCGATCATCTCCTTAAATCGCTATTCAACGGTCTTATAACAACGATGAGAATCACAAAAATCCCCACCGCCAGTATGCCCATCGTAGCAATCTATGGACATAGCTTTGTGTATTATACCATATACCCCCCCCCGCAAATTAA